ACAGGACCGAAACGGAAATATGAAAGCGGAGTACGCCTCCCACCTGCCGGTGCTGCCGTTGGAGATTTTACAGAATACCGACGAGGGTACGGAAAAGATCCGGATCGGCTTTTATAAATACGGTAAATGGAACGACATTCTGGTTCCCCGTTCCACCGTTGCCAGCAACGTGAAGATCGTGGAACTGGCGGATATGGGGCTGGACGTGACCAGCGAAAACGCCAAACTGCTTGTGAAATATCTGGCAGACGTAACAGCCTTGAGCATGGACGCGATACCGGTGGTAAAGTCCTGCCGTCATATGGGTTGGGCAGGGGAAGCGTTCCTTCCTTATACGGATGTGATTAAGCTGGACAGTGAGAGCCGGTACAAAGACCTGATCGCTTCCATCAGCAACAGGGGTGACCTGCAAGCCTGGATAAAGTACACCGGGGAACTGCGTAAGAACAAAGTGTTGCGGCTGCTCATGGGTGCATCCTTTGCCAGTCCGCTGATAGCCAAAGTGAACGCGCTGCCGTTTGTGTTCCACCTGTGGGGCGGCACCGGTACCGGCAAGACGGCGGGGGTCATGGCGGCGGCCAGTATCTGGGGAGATCCGCGCCCCGGCAGGCTGATGCGGACCATGAACATGACCGCCAACAGCATGATGCAGATGGCTTCCGTGTTGCGGAACCTGCCGTTTTTCGGCGATGAGCTGCAGACCATCAAAAGCCGGTTTGAAAACTATGACAAACTGATTATGCAGGTAACGGAAGGCATCAACCGGGGCCGCATGACCGATACGGCATTGCAGCAGCAGATGACCTGGGAGAACGCCTTCGTGTTTACCGGAGAGGAACCCTGTACACAGAACATGTCCGGTGGCGGCGTAAAGAACCGTGTCATTGAGATTGAATGCACGGATAACGTGGTGGAGAACGGCAACGGCGTGGTGAATTTCATCAATCATAATTATGGGTTGGCCGGGCCGGAATACATCCGGCTGCTGCCGGGGTACCCGGTTCAGGAACTGTTTGAGAGGAAGATGAAAAACATTCTGGACGCAACCGGGACCTCCGAAAAGCAGGCGATGGCCATGGCACTGATCATGACAGCGGATACGCTTGCCGGGCTGACGTTCTATCCCAGCGAAGCGGCGCTTACGGTGGAAGACATCAAACCGTTCCTGAAGGTGCGGACCGATATCGATGCGGCGGAACGGGCTTACCGGGAGATCATGGGTGTCATCCTGGAACACGAAGTGAACTTTAAGCCGGATGTGAACACAGCACGGTGGGGCCGGATAGGATCCTCGTGTGTGGAGATTAACAAGACGGTGCTAGTGCGCGAGCTGCAGAACATCGGCTTCAACTTTGACGCTGTGAAAAAGCAGTGGGCGAAGCAGGGGTATCTGCTTAAAAATGCTTGCGGCAGATATGCAAATTGTACAAAGGTTGATGGCGAAAAAGGCTATTATGTCTGCCTGAAGTACGACCCTGCTGCCTGAAAAATGACAGTTTGTAAGATTGTAAGAGCAATGTAAGACTTGAAAAATTGACAACCGTGCGGTTTTATTCCCAAAGTCTTACAGTCTTACATTTTTACAGAAAAAAGATAAATAAGCATGTACCCAGTGCGTATCTGTTATATGAAATAAATTTAACTATCTATGTCTGTCAGAAAAATGTAAGACTGTGAGACTCTTTTGTAGAATCAACGTTAGTCCTGGGATTCAAGCGTCTTACATAAACGGAAATGGGGGAGGAAGAATGGAATTACGTGAGTATCAGAATGATTTAATCAATAATATCCGCAACGAAATCATAAAAGAAAAGAGAACCATATGCGCCGTGCTGGGTTGCGGCGGAGGCAAGTCTGTCATCCAGGGGAAGATCGCCCAATCTGCCACACAAAAAAAGAACGAAGTGTTGTTTATCGTGCACCGGAAGGAACTGTGTCGGCAGATTGAAAACACCTTCCGCAAGTGCGGCGTGGATTTCGATTACTGCACGGTAGGCATGGTGCAGACACTGTGCAGACGGGTTACTAAGTTAAAGGAGCCAAAACTGATCCTGGTGGACGAGTGCCACCACATTTTAAGCAACAGTTACCGGAAGATTATAGACAGTTTTCCCAATGCCGTTGTGGTAGGATTCACTGCCACGCCGGTGCGTATGAATGAAGGCGGGCTGGGGGATGTGTTCGAAAGCCTCATAGAATCTGTCAGCACGAAATGGCTGATAGAAAACCACTATCTGGCCCCGTATAAATATTACGGCGTGGACCTGGCGGACACCCGAAACCTGCATACAAAGAACGGTGAGTTCATTCCGGACGAAGTAGAACATCTGATGGCCCGGAGTGTGATATACGGAAGTACCGTGGAGAATTGGAGGAAGTATGCAGACGGCAGGCAGACCATTGTGTATTGCAGCAGTATCAATACCAGCAAGGAGACTGCCCAGGCTTTTCAGGAAGCCGGAATAACAGCAGCGCATCTGGACGGCACAACCGGTAAAGCAGAAAGGGACCGGACCGTGGCGGATTTTCGCAGCGGAAAAATCAAAGTACTGTGCAACGTGGATTTGTTCGGGGAAGGATTTGACGTGCCGGACTGTGAGGCGGTGGTGTTGTTGAGGCCGACCCGGTCTCTGGCATTACACATCCAGCAGTCTATGCGCAGCATGCGGTACAAAGAGGGGAAAACGGCGATCATCCTGGACCATGTGGGAAATTATACCCGGCACGGCCTGCCGGATGATGAGCGGGAATGGACGTTAGAGCCGAAAAAACAGAAAATGAGATGCAAATCTAAAGTAAAGACCTGTCCGAACTGTTTCGCTGTAGTGCCTGCCGGAGAGCCGGTCTGCCCGAATTGCGGATACAGGTTTAAGGAAGAACGAAAAACCCCGGAGGTAATTGAAGGAGTGATGCTGCAGGAAATATCCTCTCTGCCTTATTACGATTACAAAAAATGCAGGACCTTTGAAGAGTTGGACCGGTTCCGCAAGGCTAAAAAATATAAGTTCTGCTGGACGATCCACCGGGCCCTGGAGATGCATATCCCGATTCCGGATAAGTATTCCAGACTGGCAGACAGGCTGAGGGCTGGATAACTAATTTACGTTTTAAAAATGTTGCCCAGAGGGTGAGACAGCGAAAAAGATGACAAAAACTTAAAGAAAAATAAAGTTTTTGTTACGAATGACTTAAACTTGATTTTTCAAGAAGTTTGAGTTATAATTTTTGCTAAAGGAGGCGCCTGGCCATGCTGAAGCAAAATGAAAACTTGAAGTCCAGGGACTTATATCTCAACCGGCTGATTGCCTTTCAGGATACGGAACCGGTCAAAGTTATTACCGGAATCCGGAGATGCGGAAAGTCCAGCCTGTTGAAGCTGATGCGAAAACATTTGATTGATACTGGAATCCGGCAGGACCAAATTATCAACATGAATTTTGAATCCATGGAATACAGGAACATGGATGTCCGGGCCTTTTATGATCATGTGAAGGGCAAAATTCTGCCTGACAAAAAGATGTACCTGTTCTTTGATGAACTGCAACGGCTTGATAAATGGGAAGACGCAGTCAACTCATTCCGTGTGGATTTCGACTGTGACATTTATATTACCGGTTCAAACGCGTATCTGCTTTCATCGGAGTATTCCACGTACCTTGCAGGGCGGCATGTGGAAATCAAGATGCTTCCGTTGTCTTTTAAGGAATTTTTGGAATTTCACGGTTACGAGGTACGCGACTATAAGGCGCCTACCGGCGTGATGAAGAAGCGCGCCTATGATTCAACCGGAGAGACAATCCAGTGGGAAGATTTGTTTGAGGCGTATGTACGCTATGGAGGAATGCCGGGAATTGCGGATGTAGGTCTGGAACAGGACAAGGTACTGGCACTTCTGGACGGTATTTATTCAACTGTTGTGGTCCGGGATATTTTGGAGCGTGAAAAACGGCGGGGCCGGAGACAAATCACGGATCCCGTTCTGTTGCGGAAGATCATTCTTTTCCTGGCAGACAATATCGGTAATAATACCTCGCTGAATTCCATCAGCAACACACTCGTTTCGGAAAAGATGCTGACGGACCGTGCAAAACAGGGCAAACCGGCGATACAGACCCTTGCGGCATATGTAGACGCCCTTCTGGAAGCCTATATGTTTTACGAAATCAAACGGTACGATGTAAAAGGAAAAGCCGAACTGAAGACTCTCGGAAAATACTACATTGTGGACACGGGCTTGCGGAATTATCTGCTTGGCTACCGTGATATGGATACCGGACACATCATTGAAAACATTGTTTACTTTGAGCTTTTAAGAAGGGGTTTTGATGTGGCGATTGGCAAGGTCGGGGAGAAAGAAATCGACTTCATCGCTAAGAAAGATGATGTGAAGATTTACTATCAGGTTACCGATGACATGAGTTCAGAGTCTACAAGAGAACGGGAACTTGCGCCGCTTAGGGCTGTCCGTGACAATTATGAGAAAGTCGTGATCGCGATGAGTACCAATTCAACGGCGGAAGTGGAAGGAATCAAGATTGTCCGGCTGATTGATTTTTTACTGGAATAGAATAATCCCTGGTTTGTCTGACTTATCGTTCGTCATGAGACGAAAAAAGAATACAAGATATAGTTGATTGGTTAAAAGAAATACAGATATTGGTGTTTAATTATCCAGAAGAAGCTATTTTTTAAAAGACGCAATCCCTTAATGAAGAATTAATGGAGTATGGTGACACGTTATCTCCTACTTTACCTCGGACCTGCATTTCTGGCACAAGAATGCCATTTTATATACGAACCGTCCCTTCGGTACGGTGGAAGAAATGAATGAAAAGTTAATTGAATACTGGAACAGTACCGTCCATAAGAATGATGAAGTCTATCTCCTGGGTGACGTGACCATGGTTAAGCCCAACAGGGCGGCAGAGATCA